AAATTTTATAAATAGTGTTCCTGGTGCAAAAGATAACTGGATTATAGCTGATAGTGCAAGACCAGACACAATTAGTTATTTATATCGTAAGGATTTTTATATAGAAGCTTCTAAGAAAGGTCCTGGAAGTATAATGGAAGGGATTGAATTTATACAAAATTATTCAATCATAGTTGATCCAAAATGTGTAAATACAATACATGAATTATCACACTACTCTTTTAAAACTGATAAGATAACAGGAAAAATATTACCAAAGGTTCCAGAAGACAAATACAATCACTTAATGGATGCATTAAGATATGCATTAGAATCGTATAGATTAGCGGTTGATTATACAATTGCTGTGCCAGGATAATAACATGATCGGGGGATTATAGGAAACTAATATGGACATACTAAAATGGTTTAAAAAAGATGGAACAAAAGAGTTAGAAGAAAAAGTTGCCGCTCTTGAAACCATTATCGCCAATGATTCTATTAACAAATCCTTAATGGGAATTGATGGTTCTGGTAACGTGCAATGGTATGATACAGGTGAATCAAATAGTTATGAATCTCATTATACTATCTATCGTGGTATAGATATGTTAGCAAGTTTAGGAGCAGGACTTCCAGTTAATTTATATAAGGGAGACCAAATATTAGATCCAGAATATAAATTACCTTTTGGATTTGATATTCAAAAACCACATCCAAATATGTCTCTCAATCAAGTCTTATATACAGCATTAGTTTACTTCTTTTATAGAGGTGAATTTATGATTGAGATTTCAGAAGACCCATTTTTTCATATAGTTCCAATCAATCCAAGATATATGGAAAGAGTTAGAAATTCAAATGATTGGAAATATTCATTAAATCGTAGATCAAGAATCATACCAGAAGAGAATCTAATATATGTTCAACTAATAAATCCAGATAATGAATCAAGAGGATTAAGTCCAGTTGATGTAGTTAAAGCAGATCTAACAAATGAATCATCTGCTATCAATTATAATACAAAGTTTTTTGAAAATTTTGGACAGATAGGTGGATTCTTTTATGATTCAGAAGGTAAAGCTCGTAAAGATGATATGAAGACAGTAGTTGACCAATTTGATTATCTACAAAAAGGTGCTGGTAAAGCATATAAAACATTAGGTTTACCTGGTGGAATTAGATATGAAGATTTTAGTCAGACTATGAGAGAACTACAATACCTTGAATCACGTAAAGATATTAGAGATAGAATATTAGCAGTCTTAGGAATTCATAAAGCATTATTTGGTGTAACTGACCAGGTTAATAGAAGTGTATCTGAAGAAGCTACTAGAATGCTATGGATACATAATCTAAAACCAAAAATGATAATGATTCAAGATAAGATTAATCAAGTCTTATTCAGAAGATACTTCCCAGGTTTTAGGTTTAGATATAATTTTAGTGAAATAGCAGAGTTAAGAGAAGCTGCTGAATCTATCATGAAGCAGGTAACATTATATCAATCACTTGGTTATACAACAAATGAGATTAATCAAAGGTTTGATCTAGGTATGGAAGAAATGGATGATGAACGTGGTAACATGAGATTTGTTCCTTCTAACTTAATTCCTGCTGGTGAATTATTCGTTGATAACTCTCCTATTGAGGATACAAAATCAATTGATATTAGTATATTAGATGATGTATTAGCTATAGAAGACAAGGGATTTAGGGTTGATAAAGCTGCTCATATTAGAAAACATAATAGATTATTCAGAGCATCTACAAAAAGAATGACTGGTAAACTAGGTAAATTCTTTAGTAATGAATTAGGTCAGGTAACCAAAACAATATTAAGTTATGATAATAAAAAATCTAACATAGATATCAATACACTATTATCTGAAATTCAAAACTTAATAACAAACAATAAACAATTATTACAAGAAACTATGAATCCATTATATAAGGAAGCATCATTAGAAGCGGATAAATTAGCTATTGAATCTATTGGTGTAGTTGCTGAACCTGTAGTAAATGAATTAGTAGTGGCAAGCATGACTAATAAAATAACTATGATTTCAAATCATACATATAGATTAATTAGAACTCAGATTAAAAATGGAATAGAAGCTGGTGATTCAATTGATATGTTAGCTAAAAGAGTTCAAAATGTATATAAGATGAATAGCTCAAGAGCAAGAACGATAGCAAGAACAGAATCTGGTGGAGTTATTCATAAGACTACAGATGAAAGATATAAAGATGCAGGTGTTACTAAGAAACAATGGTTGAATACTAATGATGGTAATTCAAGATCAAGTCATTCAAGTAATGCATCAATTGGAGTAGTTGATTATAATTATACATATCCAAATGGTCAACAATTTCCAAATGACGGTAATGGTTCAGCAGGGGATAACATCAATTGTAGATGCACCTATATTGGTGTATTATAAGGAGCACTATTATGGAAAAAGAATATTTTAACACTACAGGTATCATAATGAAATCTGTAAATGACAAAACCAGGGAAGTTGAATTTATTGCATCTAAAGAGATAGTTGATCGTGGTGGTGATGTAATAAACATTAAAGGTATTGATCTTAAGAACTTCAAAAAGAATCCAATTATACTATGGTCACATAATAGAGATGGACTTCCAATTGGTAAAGCTAATTCAGTTAGAAAAGCTGGTGATGAATTACTAATGAAAGTAGAATTCCCTACTGAAGAAGAATATGCTTTTGGTGACACTGTATTTAAGTTAATCAAAGGTGGTTATCTTAATGCTACAAGTGTAGGTATCATTCCTGATTATGATAGTATGGAATATCCAGATGGTAAGAAGATTGGTGGAAAGACAGTTAGAAGAATCATAAATAAATCAGAAATATTTGAACTTTCAATTGTCCCAGTGCCAATGAACCAAGACGCTTTAGCAACAGGTAAAACTTTAAGTAAAGCATTTGAAGAAGGTATAATCAATGAAGAAGATTATAAAGCACTAACAATAGAAGATGATAAATTAGAAGAAGTAGAAACTAAAGATTTAGAACAAGAGAATATTGAACTTAAATCTAAATTAGCTGCTATGGAACTATTACTTAAAGAACAAGAAATGGAAGCTGAAGAAGAAGATAGTTTATATAAAGATTTATTTGATGAATTTACAGAAGATAAAAGAATACCAGATGATTCAATTGATGAATTATATAAAACATTCATAAACATGGATGAAAATACCGAACATAATAATGAGGAAGATATCCTTGATGGGTATTTTGAATAAGCTTTAATTATAGGCAAATGAGCCACAAGAGTGTGCATATCATTTAGCAAACTATACTTAAGCAAATAGTAGTAACAAAAAAAACTAAAACTTATAATTAAAGAGGACAGAAAAATGAGTGATAAATTTAATAAAAACAAAGAAGCTTTAAAAGGTCTTATCAAAGAAGTAAATCAAGAGATGCCTAATGAAAAATTGGCAGCTATTGAAGAAAAAATGGCTATCCAGGAAGAAACTAATGCTAAAATGCTTGAAACTAACACTGAATTGAAATCTAAGTTAGAAAGTATGCAAGGTAAATTAGTTACTTTAAAACAAAACACCGGAACCAACACTTACTTATTCAAAGGATATAATCCTGAAATATCTAAGAACTTTAGAAGCACTCTAAGATATGACGAATCTGAACAAGTAGCAAAGGTTATGGTTAAACAAGCATTAGCAAAACAAACTGGTGATATTTTTACTGAACAAGCTGTAGAGAAAGTATTTTCTGGTTCTAATGCTATTCCTGTTCAATATGGTAATGCAGTAATGGGTCTTGCTGAGTTAAGTTCAGTTGCCCTTACTTATGCTAATGTTATTGTTGCAGATGCTCCTACTATTAAATTGCCTACTAAAGGAACAAGAGATGCAGTTGATAGTCAATCAAGTGGAACAGCTAATACAGCAGCTTCTACTACAATTGGTCAATTAACATGGACCATTGATAAAAGAGTAGGTAACTATATTGAAATTTATAATAGTCAATTAGAAGATGCTAATTTTGATATTGTTAATCAAATCATTGTTCCTTTTCAAGCTGAAGCTATTGGTCAGAATACAGATGATGAAATGTTTAATGGAACTGAATTTAC